CGTTCGAAATAATCGCATTTAATTGAGCATTCTTACCATTCTTTACGGTTATCGTTGGTTTTTTATGTAAGTTGAGGATGTTGGATCCATATCCACTTCCCTTTTCATACAAATATGCTCCAGTTATTTCTCCAGTGACAATTGGAGTTATGTTAAACTGATTAGTTAAAGTTGAAGCAAAAGAAACATTGGATAGAACTTGAATTTCGGGATACTGGAATACCTGATATCCAGTGCCAGTTGACTTCAAGTCAACATACTTAGATCTTGTTAAATCCGTGGTTTCTGTTCCAGCAATACCTACGTTTATCAGTTTGAAGGTATCTGAATCAACTTTACTGATTGAATATCTATTTGCTGTGGATAGACCAGAAACTACAGTACCATCTGTAGAGTAGGTTACAATCTCACCAGTCTCAAATCCGTGATTTTCAAATCTAAACGTGTTATACTCTGTAGAGATGCCAGATGATGCTACTCTGAGTTTTTTATGCTGATATCCAGAACCTGGAGATTTGACTTTGATTTTCTTCAAAGTCTTTTTCGACAATGTTCTAAATTTATGAATACCACTAATATCTGTTGTAGTAGAGAATCCAATTGTATTGATTCCAGAAATAGCGTCAAAATCCGTGTTGAAAAGTTTAATAGTTGAAGTATTAACTACTCTAACTACATATTCATCACCACTGGCAAGAGTGCCAGTCTTTGTGTTTGTAATATCTCCAAATACACTAATCGGCAATGGATCATTACCATTTTGGTTGTAGATGACGTGCTGTCCATTAATCAGGTTGTGATTTGATGAGAATGTAATTGTCTCATCTGTAATATCAATTCCGCCACCCAATAAAAGAGCACGACTATCAAACTCAAGTTCTCTAAATCTATCACCAACGATTGGTTCAAGAATGCATCCAGAACCATTTCCGCCAACCAAAGAAAGAGAAAAGACTTCATTAATATCAAAATCTTGAGGGTCAACAAAAACTTCTTTTACACTACCAGTAATAATTGGCTCAACAAGAGCAGTTGTTCCAGACCCTGCCGATATGGTGATTTGTGGAGGATTTATAACATCAAAATCCTTTCCACCATTCAATACATTAAATTCTGATAATGGACCATAATAAACTTTGTTTCTTGATTCTGGACTTGATATTTCAACACCATCTACCAATAAACCAACATTTCCAACAATTCTCTTATTATTCTTTGGAGTAGACAGTTCTTGGTTTAATGGGAACTTTCTTAAAATTTTACTTGGGGAAAGAATTCTATCTTCGTGACGCTTTAATGTAAATGTATGTGTGCCCGAATTCGTATTTGGACCAAATCTAACTGAGTTTGCCCCAGAGAGAAGTGACTTTGAAACATATAATCTTATTTGATTCAGTGCTACTACGGTAACATAATAGGTTTCTCCTGAAGTTAATCCAGGCAGTGGATTGGTAGCAGTATATACAACTCTATCTCCATCAATAAATTTAACATTTGATGGGAACTTGATGATAGAATAGGACTGCAATACGGAATTATAGTCACCAAGATTAGCATCCAATCCATTAGGAATGGAAGATTCTATAATTTCATCTACAATTTCGTAAGACGGAAGTGAGTTAGAAGCAACATATCCATCTGTACTTTCGTCATTTGTATAGACGTTTAATACTTCAGCAATGTAACTATCATTTCCAAGAAGAAGAGGTACACCAGAACTCTTAGATTTCTTAATTTTTCTTCTGATATCGTACTTGACTGTTGGATTTGGAGTAAATCCTGTGAGATTGCCAAGAACAACTTGCTTTAATGAGGCATTAATACTATTGACAGTAGCATTTGCCGATACTACTGTATTGCTATTGGAGACTAGAACTTCAACAGTATCGCCAACTTTGAGACTGGACTTATCAACATTGGAGAGTAAAGTGAATGTTGAACCAACAATTGAAGATACTTTATATCTTGCTCTAGTATTGTAAATCCAAGAATTTGCAAAGATTTCCTTATGAGTCCTATCTTCTTCAGGATTCTGAATTACTTCACCAATACTTCTTACTGTAACTTCCTCATCTTCATCAATAAGTGAAACATCTCCTATTGGTGAAAGATTTGAAAGGACACCAGTGATGCGGAGATCAACTCTGTTGTTGGTATCGCCATTTTCATATCCGTAGATTGTTTCATTGAAACGGACATTATCACCAACAGAAATTTCTGCGGTGACTCCACTACATCCAAAGAACTGATTAATGCTCTTTGATGTGTAGGTAATTCTATTTGCTCCAGAAATAAGAGTTCCAGATTCTGGGAAACCAATAGTTGAATCGACTGAAATAATAGAAGATCCAACAGGAATCGTTTCCAGTGATTTTGAGTTTCCAGGAATACTAAAAATTCCCTCAACTAAGTCTCTATCGTTATATCCGACAAACAATCCAAGTTTATAATATGTTCTTTCCCCTCTACTAAAGATTTCAACATCAGATACCGAAGCATTAGTATTTGTATCTGTTGATTTAAATACCGTTTGACCTTCAAGGTTAAAAGGATTTCCAGAAATATTTTCTGCTACAATAACTTCTCTTCTGACATAGTTTGCAGAAGATGGTTTAATTAATCTTCCTTCTAAATCAATTACTTTTGCTTCTACTCCATACAGTACTTTAAAGAGAATCTTGACAGATTCTGAAATACCTTTTGACTGATAGAAATCACGAGCGTGCTTGATGAAATTGCCTACATCTAAATCTGAGACAAAATCTAGACTTTCTAATCCAGGAGTAAATGCTGCCTTAAGTTTTCTATAAAACTCTTGTAAAAATAATACACTCAGGTTGGTTACTGTATCACCTTGAGTGTGAGATGCGGCAGTTGATGTTGAAAAAATAGCATTTTGAGAATTGATATTTCCAATAAAACTAGTAATACCTACACTATATCCAGTGATTCCACAAAAACCACGGACACATCCATTAAAAGTAGTATCAGTTTTTGACGTATAGGTGATAATTTCATCACCAATTTTCAATAAACCATACTCACTTGGAAATCCCTTTGTAGAAGAGACTGTGATAGACGATGAACTATCTGTAATATCAGAAGAGAGTGATACTTCACCAACAACTACTTCTGGAACTAAGTTATCTACCCTCAAATAACGGTCAAGGTTATCAATAATATCAACATTAGCACCTTGATATTCTTGAGAAATATAATATTGTCTAAAAAATTCTACTGCTTTTGGAAAATCTGCAACTAAAAACTCTGGAAGTTGGCTCTCAATTATTTTATTGAGTTGCACTCTCTTCTCAAAATGCGACATATTTTATTTCCTCTCTAATGCTCCGTTAGAATAACTTGAAGTATAGTAATCTCGTGTAAAGGTGACTCCAGAAATATCCTCACCAGATGCGATTACATCTTTTACCATATTTATTGTACTATTCGAAACATTAAAACTCAGATACAAATCTTTCAAACCAACTACATCATTTGAATCTGGGAATGCCTGAATTTCAATAATATTATTATCAGCAACTGTAGATGCGATATTAACCGTATTGACCAAGATTTCACCTTTGGTATAATCAACAGTTCCTACACTCTTTAAGACAACCTGAAGTTGGTCTTTTTCGTTTCTCTTGAATACTGAAAGAACACCCTTTCCACTTCCATCAAGATTACCATCAGCATTCTTGTTTGGAACATCAGTGAAGTAAACAGTGTCATTTGAACCTGTAATTGTAAATCCAGTGCTCTTAATATTATAACCAGCAGGATTAATATGGAAACGATTTCCAAAGCAAAGTTCATACTGAGCAAACTGGTTAACCAGAACCTTCATATCTCTTCTAATTCTAACTTTCGTAATGTTAGAAGTGATAGCATTATCAACTCTATCAATTAACTGAAGAACCTTACTGTACTTAAATCTTCCGCCAAAACGATTCATATCAACATCTCTTGCATAAATGCTAAGAGAATTAATAATATTTGTTCTCAAATCACTTGCGTTCGAAATACGGGAAGTATTGTAGTAAATCGCAGAATCAATCTCAACATAAAGAATTTTAAGATCAACAATTTTCTGATTGATTCCGGCAATGGAGTATTGCTTAATGTTATTCAGAATGTTTTGCTTATCGAAGTCGGAAATATATGTTCCGTTCTTTGGTTTAATACTAATTTGAACGGTTCCATATTGTGGTGGAGATAACTCTTCCCCACCAACAACAGAAACAGACTCTGTATTGGGATAGATTGACTGTATAATCGCTTCGTAGTCCCTTGAGGTGACCGCTCTATACTGTGCTGCGTAGAGTCTAGGGGCAAAGTACTTGACTGAGGAAACACTCTCTATATCGCCGCCATTCATTGCCTTCTGAATGGTTGTCACAGGGACAGATGCTGAAGGAATGACTCTAATATCACTCTGATCAACGAAGTTTCCTTGGAAATCAAACGCAGAAGGTCCATTTCCTGCCTCACCATCAGTCACAATATAACGAACGGTGATGACAGAATTATTCTCCAACTGCTTACCAAAGTAACCATCACCAAACAGGAGTTCGTATCTTTCATCCTGAACTTCCTGAATCAAATAAATCTCTGAATTCTTATTCAGATTTAAGATATTATCAACTAACTTATACTCTCTTCCAAGTCCAGTATCGTTTATACCCTTGACATAAACACGAATTGTAGAAGAATCAATGTTTGGATTATCAAGAATGAATCTCTGGTCAGATAAGTTATTAACTAAGAACTGTCTGACAAGAAGTGAACCTTGATAGATTTCAATTGGATTATCTGCTGTTCCAAACTGTGCTACACCTGAGCGAACAAGTGCAGTAACGTCTTCTGGAATTGAGAAGCGATATGACGTATTATCGAACGATCCTACACACACCAGACCCGCTCTAAGGGTGATGAAATCACTTGCAGTAGTGGTAGGGACACCAAAGGTTACGTATGCCTTAGCGGCACTCCTGGAGCGTGGTACGTAACCAATGTTTCTTGCCAAAGAAACGACATTTTCCCTAACTGTTGCTGAATCTAAGAACGATTCATTGACAACTAGGTTGGCATTGAAAGAGTTAATATACGTATTATACGCAAGAGTATCGATTAAGACAGAGAAATTAGATCCTTCAAAGTCAAAATCCGTAAAATTTGAATTTGTACGGAGATATGACTTAATCTCTGCCTTAATTTGATCGAAATCTAGGTTAGTAAATTGAGTAAAAGGCATTGTTTATCGTGTTGCCTCTAATAAGAACGAAAATTGCTGTGTCGGAATCTGTTGTCCAACAATATCGAAGATAATATTGACATCAAAACTGTTATCATCGGGTCTTGGATCGACCTGAACCCTCAAATTCGCCACTCTATCTTCATAAAAATTGACTGTATTACGAATTTGGTCTTCAATTACAGTCGCAGTACCATAATCGACGAATTCAAACAGACTTTTACGAATATTAGTCCCTAAAGTTGAGTTAAAAAACCGCTCTGTAGGGATAGTTTCAACTAAATTTCGTACTGCTCTCTTAATCGCACGCTCATTTGTCAAGACAGGAAGGTCTTTTGTCACAGGATGTGGGTCAAAAGAGAAACTAATATCCTTAAATGCTTTTGAAGTCCTCTGAACTGCCATTGAAAGGGTACTTTTCGTTCAATTATTTATAGCACTACCCAGAAATCTTGCCATAATAAGGTTCTGTACCATAATCCCAGTCATCATAATCATCATCATTACGAATTTTTTCGTGAATTTCATTCTGATGACTAAAATCGTGTTTTTTAGGCGTCAAATCATCATTTGCAATCTCACGAAGCATCTTCTGATGCTGATCATTTGCTAAATTATCTAAAAAATCATTCTTTGGTGTCATTGATCCATAATCCGAAACGAGTTTTGTGGTTCCCCACATCTCATACATGTAGTCAGAATTTCTATCGACAGGTGATTGTCCCATTTTGCTCCTGATTTACAACGAAATCAGAACTTTTAGAGGGGTTGCTATCCCTTAAGCGTATTTATCGGCATAAAAAAAGGGGCACGTGCCCCCTACACTTAACCTTTACCTTGCCCCCGATAGGGTTTACGTGCTTTATTGCGAGAAGACGCGGCATACTTCGTACCACCCCCAGCTCCTTGACGAGACTTTTTAGGAGGTCCAGGAATATAAGAGCTCTTATTCAGACCGACTTTTGCTTTTGCCATAATTAATTTACCTTAATAACCTTAGTTTCAATATTCGAGGGGTTTGGAGAACCTTTCTGATAAAACTCTATCGAAAGGTCCTCCATAATATCGAAGTATTCCTCTTCTGTCAAGTTCTTGAAGAGAACTTTTCCTTTATGGAAAATTGTATACTTCTCTGTAGACATCAGATCACTCTTGTCTTTTCGTGTCCAACGCGAACGCGAGGATCACACCAAATCTCAAAACCTGCTTCCTTTGCATCCAGACAGAATGATACATCCTCTCCACACATATCTTGAACCTCACCAGATTCAAAGACTTGCATCTTTGGTGCAAACCAAGGATACTTCATATCATCATGCTCAAATACACCATTCTTAATTAACAACCATCCAAAACCAGTGTAGTCAACAGTAAATGGCTTCCGACGCTTACTGATACTCTCTCCAGTCTCATGATTCATTACACCACCATTGTTACGGAAATCATCTTCCTCTAACCAGTGTGCAACCGAGGTCGTCTGTCCATCCTCTGTCATATACCAACCTGCTGCAATATCCTTATCCATAAGGATTAACTGATAAAACTTCTCAGTGTTGAAAACAATATCACTATCAATCCACAATTGATAATCATACTTCAACTTGCCATCCCATGGTTTCTGATCAGGTCCTCTCAGAACATTTGCTCCAAGACACTTACAACGTGCAAAGTTCACCATTGAACTATAGTCCTGCGAAATCTGAATGCTCGCCCCAGACTGTACAAGGTCAAAACACAGTTGTACAAAATTCTTTAAAAATGTGTAAGATACTCCGCGCCCTGGAAGACAAAATACAATCGTCTTCCCTCGAACCATTTCTCTTGCTAGATCAAAATCCCACTCCGCATCTTTCTTTACCACGGGGGTTTTTGCCTTTACTGTAAATCCTTTCGTCATAACTTAAGTCAACTTTGAATTTGAATCG